TTTAAGAGCCATGTTTGTTTTAGGTATATCACGAATTTTTCTGGCTTTTTGCTCAAGCTCTTGTCCTAGTTGTAAAGTCAGTATTAAACCACTCATCATATCTTCCACAGGCAATATAGTACCGACTTTTCTACTCATAATTTTATATGCTACATCTGTAAATCCTGTTTTATCTGCTGTTGCGGTCATTACTGTTTTAACCATATCTTCTATGGGTTGGCGTGGTCGTTTTAAAAAGTCAAACAATTCTTTGTTTTGCACTTTAATTTTTTGCATAAGATCGGTAACATTTACTGTAGTACCATCCCGACCAAGTATTTTGTTAGTAAGTTTAGTAAAATCTAATCCTTTGCCTTTATATCCACGATCAACAAGTGTTTTATTTAAAGCATCAACAGCATCTTCGCTAACACTTTTAACAATTATTTCTCCCCTTGCTCCTGGTGTTAGACTATCTTGCGGAGCAGAAAATTTTCTTACTTCCTTTTGTGTTTCTTCTGCTTTACTTGCTTGTTTAGCTAAATAGCTAAATATGTTTTTGATTCCCATTACTCGTTCTCCTGACCAACAACAAGTGGCGTTGCACTAAACATTGCCATTCCTTTTTTAACTTTTTCTTTTAGCTGTGGTGTAAGTTCTATGCTAAATCTTTTCTTTGGTCGTGTACCAAACTCTCCTTCGGCTTGAGAATAAAGACTTGGTATATTTATTTCTTTGTCTTTTTGTATAGCATTTTTATCTAACTTCTCAACAATCTTCTCTGCATTCTTTGGAATAATCTGATTATAAAATTTTACTAAACCTTTATTATTAAATCTATCTCCTTGAACCATACCAGAAGAAATAGATACAAAATCATATCCTTCATCAACTGCTTTAGATAATATTCTTTTTAGAGTAAGCTGTGTCCATTTGTCAGTATCTGTTATGAATGGTGCTTTTGGAGCTGGTACAGATAGCATTGGTAGAGATTCTGGCATATTACCTCTCTCTTTTCTAAATTTCTGACCCCAATCCGATTGAATCTCCTCTATATAAAATACTTTCTTACCATCGCTTGTTGTTCTATCTTTTGTTCTAAAATGAGCAATAACATTTAATTCATCAAAATGACTTTCGTCAAATTGCACTTTAGGATCATTATATTTAATTAAAAACTCTCGGTAATTATCTCCGCCTGGTTCTGTGTATTCTCCAAACCTTGCCATACCAAAAGGCGTATTTTCATTAATTATATAATCTGCCTGTATTTTAGCCTCATTAAAACTATATGGTCTTGAGTTAGGAATGCCAGAATCTGGTATTTCTCTAATGTCAGAAATAGGTTCTGTTAATGAATTTTTATAAAATTTGGAATCACTCTCATTCGCAAAAATATCATACCCAATATTATCATTTCCAATTATTACATACCCCGTTTCTTTATCCACATATTTTTTTACTTTATCATAAGCTCTTTTAAATAAATTTGTTATACTATCTTGAGCAACTTCTGGGTCTAAATTTTCATTATAATCAACCATCCTGCGAGATTGTTCAGATATTATATCTGTTAAATAAGGGTCATTTGTATCTAAAATTTTAGTTTCCTTAAAATTTAAATTACTATCTGCCTCACCTTTAAATTGAACTTCATCTAATTCTATTCTGTTTGCATTGATCTGATCCTGTAATTCTTGTTTCGTAATCTTGCCTTTGTTAAGAACATCATCTAATCCTAGCCATTCTATCTCATCTGGTTTTACTCCAGCTTTGAGTAATTGTTGGCGATACTGTTGTCCTGTGCCTTTGTTTTGTTTAAACTGATTAGTTACTTCTTCTGCTTTAGAGTAAAAATTAAGACGATCTACTTTTGGTTTTAGATCTATAACCTCGCCTTTATTAGGAGCTAGTTTAGATAAACCTTTATCGACCATGTTGCCCATCTCACCCACACCCATACTCGACATAGTCATTGAACCTTTATTCTCATCTACTCTTTTTTGTGCAGCTTCTCCGACTTCTTCTGATGTTTCTTTAATACTCTTGGCAACTGCGGGAGCTTTCTTGGCTGCTTCTCTACCCGTTCCACCTAAACCTAAAAACTCTCCAGCTATAAAACCAGCTTTGAAATCTTTTTTCTTTTGATCTGATATATTTAAATCATCAATAAAGTTATCGAAAAGACCTTTATAAAACTGTGATCCATAATTTTCTTTTGATAATGTTTCAAAGGTATTTGCAAATGTTTCTAATTTCTTACCATCTTCTGCACCAACAGATTTACCAATACTTACAAACAAACTTGCAAGATCAGTAGGAAATCCTAATGTAGCTCCAATAGCTCCAGGCACTAAACTTGCAGTTGTTCCCGCCACTCGTTCTAAACCCTCTCCGATACCTTCTAATAATGTAGGTTCAACATAAGGTCTAATATCAACCAAACCTTGTTCGTCTTGGTAATACTCAAGATCAACCCCTGACGATCTCATTCTTCTACTATTTTCAATATAATCAAAAATATCCTTAGTCATCATTTACCATCCAAATATTTAATTGTCTTTGATAGTAACTCGTCATATAAATTATCTAGATCTACTCCACCTTGTGTACCATAAAAATATTCTTTAAATCTATCTTTGTTATTTCTTCTGTAACTAAGCATTTCTCTCAGTTGTTCTATTTCATCTAACTCTTTTATGCTTTCTAAAAATTCTTGATTTAATTTGCCTGATCGCCTGTTGGTTGCTTGTTTAAATTCTTTTTTAAATTCGGTATATTGAAGTCTAAGAGTTTGTTGTGTATCGTCATCAACAATTTTATTAATCTTTTTTTCGACTTCACCTATTTCATCTCGTATAAAAGTGGCAGCATCAAAACTCTCTCCTAGTTCTGTTTTTCTTCTTAACTCTGCTAATGCTTTTTTTCTCATTGCTCTGAGTAGTTGATTTTGTTTGAAATTTGGATGATCAACGTCAATATTTTCTTGTTCAATAATACCAAATAATTGTTCTGTATTTGAAAGCTCTAATTCAATATTACTTTTTTCATAAGTATTTAAATCTTTTTCCAGACTTTCTATGTCTTCTGTGCTTAGTAAAAATCTATTATCATCAATGGTTCTAATAGTTAACGATCCATCGTTTAGTTGTCTTTTAAGTTTTCTTAAAGTTTGTGCATCACTTACTCTTCTAACACCCATAAAACTTTCTCTGTTTTGTTTAATCTCGATAAGTCTTGTGTCGCTAGAATCTAACGATGTTGCTCTTTTAAGATTATCATCGTAAAGTTTAGGATCGTTTTTATCTATGGCAATCTTCATATTCGCTAGTGCATTGTTCATTGCTGTTTCGTTTTCGATTTTATCTATATCGTTTTCATCTTCTTCAAGTTGCAGTTCATCTCGTCTTGCTGATCGTAACTTAGAAACTAATTTAATTTTATCCTCGGCTGTAAACATTTTAAGTAAAGCATCAATTCGAGCATTGCCTGTTGATTTATTTTTAATAATGCTTTTCGAGTATTCTCTTGCTAAACCCGCTTGTAAGGTATAACTAATAATTTTACTTTCATATTGATTCATAAATTCTTTATCAAGTGTTTCAGTTAGTTTAGTTATTTGTTGAGCAGAATACTCTCCTCTGTTTATTGCTTCTGTCTGCGATTCAATAATAGTATTTCTTCTATGTGCTGCGAGATCACTTTCAATTTGACTTTGTGTTTTAGTGGGATCAAGCAAAATGTTATCTATCTTAGTAGGTATGTTTGATTGAATATTACTAAGTATTACAGCAGCAAGACCTTGTTGTTTTTTTGTTTCTGCATCAATAAAGTCGCTCATATAACTTTTAAAATAACCGCCTGTTGTTTGCGACAATGTGCCTTTTAGTTTAATATGATCTGTTGGACTTACATTTTTTAAAATATCAGCATAACCGAGTGATATAGCATCAAGACCATCAGCCACCTCTTGCGGATCTAAATCTTGTGTTTTTGCCTGACTTATAAATTGTGCATAATCTCTTGTCGCTTGTAATTGTATTTCTGACATTACACTTTGAAATGCTGTGCTTCTTGCAGCTTTGCCTTTTAATCCATACCCAAGTCTTTTTGTAGGATCTTCTCCTGTCTGCGATGCTTTTTCTAACTCCTCCATAGTGATTGGATTTGTCGCACCATACATTTGACCTTCCTCTACAACCGCTTCTTCCATCTGTGTATAAAAGAAACTAGACATGGTATTTAGTAACTTGGTGATCTGACTCTGACCTACTGCTTCTTGTTCTAATATACCTACCTCGGTCGCAGCACTTGGTCTGTAACTCGAACTCAATAGTTGTCTATTTAATCGTACTCTTTCAGCCATTATATAAAACTTATTCCTTGCGGTGGTCTAAAATTCATACCTCCACCAGCAGTTGGAAACGCTCCTCCACCTACATTAATCTGTGAAACATTACCCGCTATACCTGGTTGAGCTATTGCACCCGAACCAGCAGATCCCAATCCACTAAAAGCACCAGATATTCCAACTTGTACTACATCCATCATAAGCTTACCGAGTGCGGCAGTTTTAGCTTGTCTTGCTGCCATCTGTCCTTGATACTCTAGATTTCTTGCTTCTCTTTCTGATCGTTCTATAGCTAAAATAGCGTCTTGATCTAATATACCAACATCTAATGCTGCTGGTCGTAAGATTTGTTGTTCCGAGAAAACCGCAGCCGATCCTATTTCTGGTAATACACCGCTAGAATATCCTCTCGCAATATTAGATGCTAATGCTCTTTTTGTTCGTCTTAGTATTTCATTAGCTGATTCTTTAGCTTTTACTGCTTCGACTCGACCTTCTAATCTTTTATTACGAGCTTCTGCTTCAGCTATCCTTTGTTGTGCTTTGCCTTGTGCTACAGATGATCGATAGGATGCATAAGAACCTATTAATCCAACACCCGCACTTATTGCACTTATGGCTGTGGCTGCTGTCATTGACTACCACTCACGCTATACTCTAAACTTAACAATGTAAAAAATAATGGTTTTGTTTGAGTAATTGATATTTGAGATTCCTCATCATAACCCAATAACGGGGTTACTCTTTTACGTCCTGTAAATGATGTTTCGGAAGAATCAAGAGTGTAGGGGAATTGTTTAAGACTTATTTCATTCCCATTAATAGCAATATTCTGTGTTGAATTTAATACAGGAGATACCGCTACTATTCTTTTTTTTCTTCCGACCATTGTACCTGAAGCAAGTTTAGGTTCTGCTGGTAATGTTTTAGCTAACACATCATGATGTAAACCAATCTCAACGTAGGTTGTTGGAACTTGATCTATTGTTATTTGTCCTGACGAAACAGTTTTTTCACCCAAGAAAATATCGTCCCGAACACATTCAACAGTTTTTCCCTCCAAATGACTAAGACCTGAAACTGTCGTTGAGGTAGGCTTATTGCCATCAGAACTCCCATCAAAAAGCTGAAAAGAAGCATCAGTAGTTCTATCATCGTCTAACCTTTCTATATAATGTTTTGTACTACTATTGATCGTTCTCTTAACAATCACATAGATATCATCAATATCAACCGCACAATCTTCGTATGTACCATCGGTTATAAACTCACTTGGAGCTACAACCCTTTGTGATCGGTGTATCGAATACGCTGCCATCGTTCCGTCAGTTCCATTGACAATCATAAGTAAATCGCCATCATCCGTAGAGGTTGCTCTTCTAAATGCAATCTTAACAGGATTTTTTAGCAAATGACTTGATAACAACGATATATTGTTTGATTGATACGATAATTCTGCATCGCTAAATAAAAACTCTCGTAATGCTTTTCCTGATCGTTGTAAGAAAATAGTACCACCTTCAACCGATACAGGCATAATATTAGGTTTTGATCCAGACGAGGTTGCAGCTTTGATTGTAAGATTACCAGGCGTAATAGGTTGCCCTTCGCTTTGTTGGACAAAAAATTCTGAGCCTGTCGAAAAAATCTGCAAATCTCGTCCAGAGCGAACACCCGTAATAGCGTTGACGGAATTGTTACTTAGAACAGCAAATATAGCATCATCGTCCAGCCCTTCAGCTTCTAGAAAATTAAAGAAATCCGAAACCTTTGATCCAAAAAGAGCATTAGGCAAAGCTTTTGATCCACCAAAATATAATCGTCCTTCATGAAATATTCCTGTTTTTGGAAAACCTCTTGTTGAGGAAAACACATCTTCGTATCCCAATTCTAGTTCCCAGCTACCCGCTGATACTGCTGATGTATTAAAAAATGGAATCTCTATGTTTACTTTTATAGATGTGGCAGAAACAACCTCTATTATCCTTGCTCTACCAAATCCATCTTTAGTGTTAATATATTGATTAACATGAGATTCAACTTCGAATTCAGAAGTAGCATCTGGTTGAGTCGTAAAATTTTCAGAAACAGTAGCAACCTTTGAAGATCCTACATAATCAGATATTATTCTAATTTGACCTACCCCCGTTCCCGCTGTTATTGTTATGGTTGATCCATTGTAAATATCATTTGTAGATGAAGAACTAGAATCTAAAGTAATTGTATTTGACGACCCCGCTTGTGCTGTACCTACTCTTCCCTCATGAAAAATGCTAGCTGATGCAGATATAGTTGCAGTATTGTCAATAGATGAAGGAGTTATGGTTGAACTCGGTTCAACTTTTGTTGCAGTAAAAGCAAACTTTGGCGAAGTGATTGATATTGTACTTGCTGTCCATGTACTGTTATTTGATCCTCGAACAATCGATAGGGGAGATAGATCTTCATGCAAAAGAATTAACGTGTCCGCAGATTGTGTAAAGGTTATGGCATCGAATGATATATCACCTAACGATACAGTTAAATAATTATTACCACTTGAGTTTATATTAGTCTGCAATACACCTTGTCTAAACACAAACATCTTGGCGTTGTTGGTAGCACTCGTAGATAATTTAACAAAGACTAACATAAAAGAATCAACACTAGAAAACTCAAACGGAATCAAACGAAGTCCTTGTTGAGCAGTAAACGACCCTCCTAAATCAGAAGATACATCAAGTAAAAATTGTTGTCCTGGTCGTCTTTCTATTGCACCTTGCGGAATACATACCACATTGGTTGCTTTCTCTAAACCCGCTTGATATTGCGTAATGTCGACTCGACCTTTAACAAGTGGATCAAACTCGCCCATAGTGAATGATGATTGGTACTGAACAATTCTGCTCATGCTCCTCTCACTTCAGTTAACAGATATTGTGCAATAACAGGAGGAGTTTCACCCGCACCATCTAAATTAATAGCGGTTCTAAAATATCCACCTCTGTTGTTATCGGCTGCTCCGCCTAATGCAATCTGTTTATAGTATGCTCCTTTTTCTGTCTGATCTGTAATTGTTTCTGCTAGATTCCACGCCAACATATAAACAAGTAATTGAGTAAAATATACAGGAAGTTTACCTTCTACTATGTCTTGTTGATAATCTACGAAAATAGATGTGTTATCGGTTAATAATGTTTCGCCTTGTATTTGATAATCTTTAATTGTTGCAGCTCCTCTATCACTAGAATTATAAACTGATCTGGGAACACTATTAATCATATCAGATGGTAATTTGTACTGATGTAAGAAATGTGCAGTAGGAGCAGTTGATAATCTAGAGAGTTCTGCTTTTTTAAGAGTGAATGTCCAAGGGTACATTCCAAGGGTTGTTGTTTTTACTTTAGGATAGATAATATCTAAAGCGTTGCCGATCGCTGTACCATTTGAAAAACTAGCAATCGTATCAGCACCGAGAAGAAGTAATGCTTGATTTGCTATGCTTACTTGATTATCTCCCGTTGCCATAATAATTCCTTAAATAAAAGTGGAGAGCCGAAGCTCCCCACAGTTTATAATTTAGTCAGAGTCAGCTACACTAAGTGCTGTTCCATCGCTCACATCGACCACTCCAGAAGCGTTGCTTAGTACAACGACTAGAGAAGCAGTTGGTGTGTTTGAATCATGAACATAAATTAGATCACCGACTTTTACTTCATCAGACACACTATTAAAGTATGCTGCTGTGTTCATCGTGGCTAGACTATCAGTAGTGGTATAAGACCACATTTGTGGTGCAGTACCTCGTTTACTCATGCCACCAATAGGATTCCATCCCGCTCTTGCAAATGCCATAATTTACCTCCTATGACTCACGGCAAGTCACTTTAATTAGACCTGCTGTATCTATCACAACTGCGCCAGCGCTATATAATGCACTCACGAGAAAACTCGTTTTTTCTGGCACATAATTTACCTCGACTTTAGGTGCGACACTTACGCCACAGCCAATCGCTGATCTGTGATAAAAAAATGTGTTTCTATCTGAACTGCCATCAATGGCAAGTCCGCCCTCATCTCTCGTGCCAACAACATGAAATTGAAATCCCATCATGGTATCAATCTCACCTTGCACTAATGCACGGATGTTTTGGAAATCACCAGAGATTGCTCTCTCATCTCCTAATAATCCAGCAATGTTATTCGCATGCACAACTGCATGACGATCTGCTGGTGGAACATTCGCAGCGTCCATAGCTTTTTTAGCTGCGATGATTTTACCAATATTAAGATCTGATGCTGCTGCTGATCCTGAAGTTACTACTGTATTCGCAATCGTAGCTCCTGGTGAAGCTGCTTCCATGACATCAATGATAATCTGGTCTTCCCTTCTGGCTATGGCTTTACCCACAACCTGAGCAAGTTCCTGTCTTTCATCAAAGTTCACTTTACTCTGATCGAAAATATCGCTGTATTCCGCAGCAATAAAGTCGCTCATGGTGGCTGTTACTGTGCTGAAATCTGTGTTCAATGGCACAACATCTGTTTGTGGAGTTCTAATCTGTGATACACCTTTTCCAATTTTAGGAAACTTGACAGTAGAACCTTGAACATTTGTTCTCATTCTAACACTATTATTCAATACAGATTCGCCTTGATATGCTTGTTTTACCTCTGCTTCAAACAGGGTAATAAAAGCTGTTGATAATCCTGTACTCATAATTGTACTCCTGTTAATAGTTATAATTGTTTACTAATCGCTTCGGTTATTGGAAAAAGATCCAGCCAAACATATAAGGTATTGCCCTACACAATCTCATTTCTGAGAAGCCAAACCAGCCAAAAAAGGTTATTGGTTAATTATTTATAAAACATCTTGACAAGTATTTCAAGAAAAAAAGAACCTTCTAGCGTTTATTAAGATAACTTACCTGACTTCTCAAGTTCGATCATATCTTTTTCTACTTGTTTTCTAAATGCTTCATCGCTTGAATATTTAGGATCTGCGACTCTGGATAACACTTCGTCTTTGTCTAAACCATCGACTTGCATTGTCATTGTTGGTATTTCTTTTTCGCCTGTCATACCTCTAAAGATATTTAGAATACGAATACCTTGAGCAGTACCACCCATGATTTTAAATTCTTCAAAGTCATCTTTGTTTAAAATACCTTGACTCACTAGCTTTCTACCCCAATTCACCATGCTTTGTATTTTTTCATTAGCATTTTCACCGAGCTTAGAGAGTTCTTCTTTCTCATTGATTTCTTGTTCTTGTATGCTTTCTCCTCTGATCTCTGCTATTTTACTCACTAATTCATCAAACGATTCTTGCGAGATATTATTTGCTTTCGCCCACCCTGATGCAAACTCAACTTCAGGATCAGATTGATCAATCCCTTTTTCTTCTAGAGTTTTTAAATCGTAGGACTCTGGTGCTTTACTATTTTTTTTATGAAATGCTTTTTCAAGTTCTGCATAACCTTTTGCGATACCTTCTACATCTGGTCCGTCTTTTTTATCCCAAAACTTTTCTGGAAAATAATCAGGTCTTTCAAATTCAATATTCTCTAAATCTTCACCTTCAACAACCTGATCTGCTGACTTGGTTGCCATACCTTCATCTTGAGTTGTTTCTTCTTTTTCAAGTGAAGCATTGGACATTAATCCTTCTGCTGGTTGTTCTGTTGTTTCTTCCGTTTTTACTTCTTCTTGGTTTTGGACTTCATCCATTTCTAGCTCTCCTTAATTTTAAAATAATTTCTCTTACTATAGAGTTTTGACCATCCCTAAAATAGCCAAAAGCATTATCGTATCCTGGTGTCCAGGTCGGTACATCAAGATAAGTTTTTTGTAAATGGTCGAGTAACTTTTGACCTTGTTCGGTGGAAAATACTTGTTGATATAATTTATCGAGTTCGGTGGGCTCAATCCTTGCATTAGGATTAGGCATTGCATCTAATCCCTCCCAACCAGGACTATTGATTGTTTGTTGTTGTCTGCTGTTGGGTTTCATTTTTTAATTTTAAACTTTTTTCTCAACATTGGATACATCATCAAAATTGCTTGTTGTTTTATTTTTGGAAGTTTATCAAATTCTTTTTTACTTATTTGTACTTGCATAATTATCTCTCTGCTACATTAGGTTCTTGTGTTTGTTGCATTCCTTGTTGCATTTGTTGTTCAGCTACTGCTTTAGCTTGTTCCGCCATGACTTGCTGCATCTGTTGTCGTTCTTCAAACGTAGTACGGATTGACGCTGGAATTGCCATTGAATCTGCGATAAAATCGGCAATTGCTTCTATCTTAAATGTCATTTGTCCTGTAGGACCTAGACTTGATGCGATCTGAATATACTGCATAATCTGATTAACTTTTGTCATATTACTTGCCATAGCTATTTCACCTACGGGTTGAATCTTCACTTGCAATCCATTGACCTTGAGTGGTAGTTGGATAATACCGAGTGCATCCATAACCTCTAAAGTTCTTTTAACAACAGGATACATCGTTTCATTTATTAATCGTCCGTATGCAGAGCCTAGGTTCTGTGATAATTGTTTCATTCGCTCCGCTACTTCTAACGCAGTTCGAGCCGACATATTGTCTGGTGGTAATGATTCATCGAGTAAAATTTTCTTAATATTCATACGAAGATCGTTTGTAATAATCTGACTTAACTGTGGATCTCCTGATCTGGGTAAGGGTTGTAAGTCTGCTCCTCTAGGACCTCCGTTAGAGTTTACAGGAATGATTGCACCAGGAACAAGATTGATTGAGTTAGGATTAATTACACCTGTATCAACCGCAGTATATACACCCGCAATGGTTAGCGATGCATTTTTAAGTGTTAGCTCTAATACTCGATTCAAAGTTTTTATATCGGGTAGTGCGGTGAGAACAGGACCTCGACCATATCTTTCATTTGCTGCTTTCATGTATCTGGCAATAACCCAAGGAAATGATTTTAAATCTCTATAGACAAGTTCGTTTTGTCCTCCTCGATCAATAATCTGATAATGGTATCTGCCTGTATTTTTATCGTAGTATGTACCTTCAATCAGTTCCACCATCTCACCTTCTCGGTTAGTGTATTTTTGTTTCATATCTTGTGGAATCTTTATGTCAGGAAACTCTTGATCTAATACACCATACGGACGTTTCATTCTACGATATACTTTATCGACAGTTCCGAATGGTCCTTCTTCAAATGTAATTAAGAATGTTGGTACAGCAGTATAGCGAATAGGGGTTACTTCATCGCCAGGTTGGATCAGCATGACCGCAGTACCAATAGCCAGCTCTAATAAAAATTCTCCCATTGCCTGATCAAAATTAGATTGTCGCATAATATCAAACATACGATCAGAATAACTATCGAGGATTTGTTGGGTTTCTATTTTTCGTTCCTCTGGTATTTCTGATCCTGGTATTAGACGACACCATCTAGCTGCGGGTGGAAATAGTCCTGATTGTAAACGATTGGCAAATTTTTGTGTCGAATCAATCGCAGTAGAATCAAACACTCTGGACATTTTATCCTGACCTGGAACATCACCATCAAAATAACCATCATGCAAATTTCTCATTGGCAGCGAATAGCGGTATGCATCTTCGTATATGGATCGCCAATTATCCTTATGGGTATTGTTTTTATCGTATTTAGATTTAAGTTGTTTTGGTGTTAATTTATTCATGATGCTCTATTCATTAATGATCGTCTTTTTGATCTTGGGTTTCTAGTTGTTGACCGAGGACTTGATCCTACGAATCTAATTTGGTTTGTTCTAATTTTGTTTTGCACATCTTTTTTATAATTTTCAAACATACGTTTATAACCTGACCCACCATTCCCCGTTAAAAAAACCTCGCCTAACATACCCATTTTTTTAAATGTAGTTCTAAATCCTTGATCACTTGATTTTATAAATTTGTCGTATGTCATGTTAATTGTTTTTGTCATTATGCTTTCTTAGTATTTTTATATCGTTCTAATAAATTCTTTCCTTTACTTGCTAACTTTCTAGCTGCTTGAGCGTTGGTTGGAGCAGACTCTCCCCAAGCTCTTGCGGCTAGTGCAAACCGAGTCGGTTCTCCGTTTGGTTTTTTAAATGGGGGAAGGTTTGCCCGCCCGTAAAACCGACTCAAGAATGATCCTTTTCTTCGCATCTTTTGTGGTGTATTGGCTGCACCTTTAACACCTGGTTTTAAATTAGATCCTTCTTTTCTTTTAAAAAATTTTCTTCCCGCTTCTGTTAATCCTCCTTTGGGGTTCTTATGTTTTTTTAGCATACTTCATACGAGATTCGTTGACAGACATTTTCATTTTACCACCTGTCATTTTAGCAAAGTTCTTAGCTTCCATAACGCCTTTAGAATTGTACGGAAAACTTTTTTTCATCATCTTGTTATTACTTTTGTACATTACTTCGGGCATCTTGATCCTCTCTTTTCTTTGGATTTCTAATATATTTTTTCTTCATTATCTTTGACTTCTTGGACCTAAAGTTCGTTGTTCATTTTCAGGAGAACGATCTAAAAATGCTGTCATTAAACCTTGAGCACCTCTTTTCCTTGATCGTTTACGAGCAGCTACTTCTCTTGATTGTCTTGTTTTTTCTTCTTCCGCAAGTCTTTCTCTACGAGCTATTGCATCAAGTTCCGACTGACTCGGACCTGGCGGTGTTGGTGGTTTTGGACTTGAAAATAATCCTCCCATATCTACTCCTTTTGTTTTTTACCAAACAAACGACTCATTATAAAATAATCCGATTTGTCTGGTCCATATTCTTTTAAAATACCTTCTTCCAGAAAGTAACATGCCCTTGCCCATTTGTATGCTAGGTAATTATACCTACTAACATTTATCTGTAATCTGTGGATGTTAAGTTTCTTAGCTACATAATTAAAATATCTTAAACTTGCTTTATGAAATTTAAATTTATAATCGCCTATTTGTAAACATGGAATCAACCATGCTTCGTACACACCTTCCCAGATTGGTAATAAACCGAATGAACATACAATTTTTTTATTTGCTATACCTGAAAATGACAGCCCTTGTATAGGATAGGTTTTAATGCGGTCTGCATAATCATGGAAACTTTCAAACAATTTTTTTTCTGCTTCTCGATATTGCATAAATTTTAAATGGGTGTAATGAAACGGAACAAGTTTGGCAACTTCTCCATCGAGTCGCAAGGCGTGATTTAGTTCTATGGTTGTAAACATTATGCTAACGGATCAAAGTCTATCTTAGCAACCATTGGTTGTAACTGTCTGGACTTTCCTCTGGTCATGGTTCGATATTCAGAACCGAGTAAACAATACTGAGCCGCATCGCCAATATGCGAATGTTCGTTTTTATTCGGTGTATCTTTGAATCGTTCTTGACCCGCACCGATTGCCACTCTTTTAAAATGATAACCACCCGCTAAGGATTTTCTCAAGCGAACACATTTACGATCTATTCTAAATCCTGGTTTACCATCAATCAATCTGGTCATCGGCATGGCGAGTGCTTCTCGTCTAGTTTTAAAATTATTAGTCGCACAAGGTTTGGCAATAATGCCATGTGTTTTTAAATGATCAAACGAAGTATCTTCATTCAAGGTTGATCGTTGCGAACCCGCTGGATCACCAAATACTACAATATCATTTTTAGGAAAAAATCGATTTATATCTTCTTTAAGTAAAATAGCAAAGCGTTCTAATCCCATATCGTAGGTTACAATTTCATGAATAATTCGCCATACACCTTTATGATCTCTTTGAGCAAATACTGCGGCTGGTGTTAAACCAAAGTCTAATCCTATTTGTACAGGCACTCCGTCTAAAATTTCACAATCTTCGGTCATAGATGAATCATCAAACTCTGGTGTAACAGGACGACCCTCTTGAACGTAAGTGAACTTGCCTTCTGCATAACAGCGAATCCAATCAAGATTCTTGCCAGGAACTATTTGATCATAATAACCGTTTGGGAGGTTGTTTAGATTTTCTGCTTTCTCATTGGTCTGCCACCATTTACCACCACCAAAAACAAATCCTTGAGCTTCAGGCATTTCTTTGGGAACGTCTTGAGCTTCGAATACGCCTGGCGGTTGTCTAAAAAATTTCCATGCAAACTTTCCTCTCGGTGGTTCTTTCTCCGATAAACGATAAATGTAATGGTCATCATCAGGAGGGTTGGTATCTAAAATAACACCCCGCCACGTTGGTCCTCCATCTTCTTTACTTGGGTATCGTCCCACTCTGTGGGTAGTCCCGTCAATAACTGCTTTTGGTAATTCTCTACATTCGTTGATCCAAGCACCTGTTATTTCTAGTGATAATAATTTTCTGGTATCTTTAGGTTGATCGAGTGCAAGAAATATTACTTCACAATCTATCCCAGCAGCTCCATCTCTGGAGGGAAGTTTAATGTGGTGTGTAATCGGTGGCGAATGATGAACAGGACCATAGATATGCTCTGGAAATAATTCAAGCCACGTTTTCAGCGTGGTGGTTTTTAACATCGGATATGAGTTTCTTACAATAACAAACCGAGAATATTTTATTCCATCTCTAGGACTTGGTTTTTGTTGTATCGCTCTTTTAAAAATTTCAGCACAACACGCATAGGATTTACCTGAACCAACAGGACCAATCAATCCTCTAACAAAACTTTTATCTTGTAGAAACTTCCAGATCGTAGGCGATTTGCTAAAGTCAAGTTTTAATCCTGGTATGTTATTCTGCATCTATGATACTCCTGAAGATTTGTTCTGCGATTTGTGGCACGATTGAGTTTCCGAGTGCTTTGATTCTGTCAGCTCTATCTGAGTGTAATTCATGGGATACCCCATTAGGAACTCCACGAAGTTCGGATTCAGTTTGCCACCAGGTTTGTTGTTTTTCAAAACTTCTGTCGGAATTGATTTTTGGATTGGTAGTTTGTTTGTTATTGGATTGTATGACATCATTTTCCAATCCCTTGCTAGTGGAGTCGGATACATTTTCTCGTTCTGTATTTTGTGAACTACATCGTTCAGTTTCGCTCCAAACTTCGTTCCCGTTCCTTTTCTTGTTACTGTCCATCCTGTTGTGTTTTGTTCTACATATTCTGGAGGTTGAAATACATCCATGCAGTTCCCCGCTGTCGGCGTTGGATACATTTTTACTGTCATTGATAAATTTACTGATGGTAATTTCCCTCCCTTCTGCACGATTTTTTTCATTCTCGCTCTCCATGTTTCTATCTTTTCGTCTATTTCCAATGCTCTTGGCGTTGGATACATTGCCATTGTCTGTGGGTCTACTTGTTCTCTCAGATTGGAGGGTCGAGTCCTCCCTTTTCTGTGCCCCTGTTGAAGTTTGAGTGTTCCCTCTTTGCTCCTTGGTGGCAGATGATCCATTGTGTTCGGAGTAGCCAATAATCCAGACTCGGTTTCGTTGATGCCACGCACCGATGCCACTAGCTGGAATAACAAGACATTGCACTTGGAATCCCTCTCTTTCCAAATCATCTTGCACCGATCGGAGTACCATGCCGTCTTGGATGTTAATAAGCCCTTCAACATTTTCGCCAATAACCCAGGTGGGTTTACAACTCGAAATAACTCGTAACATCTCATCCCAGAGGTAGCGATCATCGTCTGTTCCCTCTCTCTTTCCCGCAACGGAGAAGGGTTGGCAAGGGAATCCTCCTGAAATAATGGTAGCTGAACCAAAGTCTTTTCCATTAACTTTCCTTATATCGTCTATAATCGGAACATCGCTCCAATGCTTTTTTAAAACTTTTTGACAAAATTCATCCTTTTCTACAAACCCTATTGTTTCAATTCCATTTCGTTCAGCACCTAAACTAAAACCTCCTATACCTGAAAACAGATCTAATAATTTATGATTTGTCCTCACTCGGTCCTACCATCTTAATATCAATCACCGCTGGTTTATCGGAATCCTGTTCTGCATCTAGCAACCCAGCCGACTTCGCTAGCATCTGCAACACTCTCACCTTATCAATCATCTCAATATCCAACGTGCCATCTTGTAAAATACGAATCCTCTTGATCGCACCCAACGCTGACTTCGGTATATCCTTAATGTCCTTGACCTCAGTAATCGTCTTGCCTTCTTCATCCTTATCCCAAGATACAATGTCCGTAATATTCGCAGTACCTAAATTAATCAGCTCTTGAGCTAACGCTTCTCGATTCTGATAAATAACTTCACTACCCTTGATCTTTCGTTTGATCTGACGAACAGAAGCAAAGTTCTTGAGATTAGGAAGAACACGTTTCACCATTTAGTAATCCGTATCACTCGAGAACCTCTGCGGATTTGGCGAAGGCTGTTCATTCGTATTTTCTCTAGGTTTAAGTAACATCGCTCTCGTTACCAACTGACCCCGATCGTTCATCTCAGGTAAGGGTAGGGAGTTAAATAGCAAATCCCAGCCACCCGTTTTCTCATTTTTAAAAGCAGTACCAATCGTATGCCAAATAGTTTTCCCGTCCTTACCATTGCGAGGACAAGTGATATTCATTCTTTCTTTCATATAAGCTCCTTGTTAAAAGTTAAAAAATATTTTTGTGGGATACCCCTACTACTATACGCACCCCCACCCCCCACTATACGCACCTCTAGGCAAACACTTTTTTTTTCTTGCGTAGAGTCTGCGTACCTTGGTTCTTTGTATAAATAATTTATAGATGGTCGTCTACCTTTTATAAATATATTCATCTCTTCATCCTCTTTAGTTTCTTTGCGAGGTCTTTAATTATATCCATCGGTGTTCCTTCCTTCTCATCTAACATACTCAGTACCAAGGCTAGAGGATAAGTGGGCAACTTCTGTTTTCTATTTTGAAACTTCAATAACATTCTCCTTATTGTTTCCATGAGAACTTTACTTGGTATCTTGTAGGACATGATCTTAGTCATTTGAGTCCAATCTTTTCTATTTGGCTGGAAGTGAGATTGATAGATTTTAAAATGAACCTCTTTGAACATTCTCATCAGTTCCATTTCATTGATTTCTTTTTCTTTAATAGAGTTATATTTATTATTATTAATTGGGTCTAGTTCTATGAGTCTAGGTTTAGTTGTTTTAATAACAACCTTTGAGTTGTCCTTAGAACAACTTGTTTGGTCTTTTTTCATGTGTTTTTCCAAGTGTTTTATTGTTTCATTTTGTTCTATTATTTGTCGGTTAGGATCGTTGTTGAGAGCGTTTGATTTCACCTCATTATCGGATGTTAATGGATCATATAATATTCTATAGATAGATGATTTATGTTTGACATTCTGATAGAGTGGTGAGCCTTTACGGAGTCGTTTGATGTACCCCCAATCCATGAGTTTATTGATAGCTTTTGAGATATTTCCTTTATTACTCTGGACTTGTCTGGCGATATAATCGTAGGTCGGAAAGCAGACTCCTGTATAATTATCAGCAAGAGAACACAGGACAGATAAGATCAGGTATGTTTGAGGATGTCGACAGATACGTTTATCGTTCAATGCTCGTCTGGGAACAACTGTAAATGGTCCTCCTTGATAGATAGACACTACGTCATGCTTTCCGTTACTGAGAATCTTGCGTCTTCTTTTTTCTTCGTAATCTGTGGGTTTGTTCATGGCGAGGTTATACATAGTCCGATTCTTTTAGTTCTTTGGTTGCTATTGCTTCGTAGCTTTTGACATGATCGTTGATGAGTTGTTGTAATAATCCGCCATAACCAAGGCAATCGAGTTCTTTATTAAGATATCTTTTTTGTATTTGTTTGATGTTAAGCTTTTGATCATGCATACACCAATATAAAAACTCGACAGCTTCGGTTGCTAATAATTTATACGTCTCACTATTTCTATTCATTTTTCTCCTCTGTGTCGCAAGGAAGTTCTCCTGAGTAATTATGTATATGTCGCACCTCTTTTGTTGCCTGACGACTCTTATATTCCGTTCTAGAGGGTATTTGTTTTCGAAACATAATGACTTTACCCATGTGATCGTCCTTCATTATGACATTGATCGCAGATGACTTTATGATTGGAGGAGGGGATCATGCGAAGTTCACTAAGTATTTGTTCTTTTGTTTCATAATATTTCTTGTGTTTACAGACTGTGCATTGGATATAATGTTTCATATTTCTTTAATGATTACGTTGTATTGAGCTTCGGTGAGTTTCTTTTTGAGTTTATAGACTTGTGTTCTAAATCCTTTTACATCCTCATAGACAACTTGTCCGTCTTGTTTGTAGGCAAAGTCCGCCTTGTAATTACAGATAAATTTATTGTTAATAGTTATTTTAAAGTTGGGTTGTAGCTCTAGATCGGATATGATTTTAGATTTATTAAGCAGACATAACTCTCGGTAGCGGTTCGCTTCTTTCTTTGAATGAAACCGAATGTTATCGATTGTTGTAATTATATTTTTATACTTACTCATCCTTACTTTCGTACTGTTGATAATGATATCTGTATTCTAAAGGCACTATGATTTCTTTTCCCTTGTGATCTTTAATTGGCTCTCCATTCTCATCCACAATTATTCCCTGATCATTTATAATCTGTCTCATCATATATTGCTCTGCGGTCGTCCATATTTATCGTATTTATGCCGATAGTCCATGAAGGTATCGCACTTTACTGCGATTAATTTTTCTTCCCTGTCCTTAAACTGCTTGTATAATTCTGCGACAACAGTTTCACATTCATTGTTGTAAACCCTACCCAATCTTTTGTGGTACAACTGACCATGCAGCTCAACCCAAAAGGTTATGATAAGTGGTTCAATCATTGTCCTATTACTTTCTTAAATACATTTGAGGTTTTAATACCTTCGCTGACAAAGTGATCGACAAGTCTGTTCATGGATATTCTCTGTGTTTTTGATTGTTGTTTAAGTTTTTCGTAAGTCTTTTCATCAATACGAATGTTAAGTTGTCGCATCATTTACACTCCTGCTTGAAAGCTGTGTAGCCAAAAAAATCTATGGCGGG